CAGGCTTCGCGGTTGCGAATTTGGTGTGCATCTTGTCGGCCAGCCGGTACGCTGAATCGGCGTCCATTTCCCAACGCCCAGTGTCTGCAGGCAGCTTGGTTGCCCGCGCCTTGCGGATTTCCTCGCCGCGTTTCCGCTGACATTCCAGCAGGATTTTGCGGGCAAGCGAATCCACGTTCTTCGCTCGTGCTTTTGCGTCCGCATGTGCTGCCGCAACCTGCTGCTGCGGTGTCTGGTCCTGTCGCTGCTGTCGCTTCTCGCGACATGCCTGGAACCACTGCGCGATCATCGGCAGGAGTGTGGTGATCAACGTGGTGATCGTGATCGGGTCAATTCCCGCCCGTTTGCCGTCCACGCCCACTGACACCAACGCCCCGCAATCACCGCTCACACTCGCCGCAAATTTCTGCCCAAACTTCGCCATCGTTTTGCCCCTCAAAAAGTGCTGTCAAATCCCCTCGGTTGGTTGCTCCACCACTGCGTCAATCGTGTAGGCAAGTGCCCAGGTGACCATTTCACCGAACCGCCTCGCGGCCCTGTCGGCTGCCTGCACCGCTGCAGATCTCGTGGCGAACGTCTCGCTGTTGAAAGTGATCTCTCCGTTGGCCCCAACGAATCGCACCCAGTGCTGTCCCGATTCCCCACTCACGACTTCCAGCTTCCACGGTCGCATCGTCATCCCCCTCGTGTTTCAAAAGACCCCTCGTGCTGTCATCCGGGCGGATGAAACCCCTGCCGGTAACGACAACCGGCAGGGGCGAGGGGTGACGGGTGGCACCGTCGCCGCCCATCGTCCGGGAGAATGGGCGGGGTGTCAATTCTTTTTGTGGTGCTTTTCCGGGAGATACCGGATGCCTGCCTGAATTCCCTCGCACACACACGAAAGAAAGAAATAGCCCAAAACGGTAGAAATTCAGTGTAGTAGCTGACCCTATAGGAATTAGGGAATTTACTCTTAATCATGTATATAAAGCTAGATATTTACTAGACTTACGTCGCCGCTCTGAATTCCCTGGCGTCAGGGAATTCAGCGGAATTCAGACTTTTCCGCTCGCTGAATTCCCGGAATTTAGCCTAAATTCCCTGCTGTTGTCGGAAGTCACAGACCTGTTGACGTGTACACCGAAACTCGTTTGCCGTTTGCCTCAACCTGTTCATACGTACAATCTCCTGCCGTCTGTAAATCCTGCAGGATGTCCAACCGCTGCTTCGGCGTCAGCTTGCGAGTGCGTCTGGTGATCTCTGTCAGCGTCCACGGCTCGCCTGGACGCTCTTGAAGCAATCGCCTGACCTGCAGGACCAATTTGCCATACTCAGACCCTGCAACGTGTCTGTCGGCCCCACGGAGCATCCGCCGCGTGAGCCAGTTGTTTAGGCGAATCGCCAGATCCGCATCGGCCAAACGAATCACCGGCCATTCCTGCCCGGTGCACCTGCTACACGCGAACAGCAACGCCAGTTTGTTCGTCTTTTCCGCCGCTCGGCTCCAGATTGCAGAACGCACCGGATCTTCCGCCATCCGGCGTTCGCTGATCTCGACGGTGTGCTGATGCAGTCGCTGCTGTGCCTGTTCGTCCCGATCGACGCGCCGCGGGCTGGCCCCCGGTGGATTGATGTCGCTGAGATTGCCATCGCCTGCCGTGTCCAAATCCAGCCACCACCGTGCACGTGCGACGATGTCCGCCGGCACGTCCACCCATTCCGGCTCTTGATAATGGACGTAACCGGGCGACTCGAACACCAAACACCGCCCGATGAGACCGCCCTTCAAATTGTGTTCGGTCAACTCAGACCAGAAATCTTCCGGGCAGGCTGTTCCGTAAATGATCGCGTGCGGATACTCCAGCCGCTTCACCTTTTTGACGTCGCCGTAGGCGTCCGAAATCCACTCCGAATCAGCACTGGAAAACAACTGCATCAGGACGGCAGAAATCTGTACCAGGTGTGGGCTTCCCTTGTCCTGCATCGCCATCACCAAATGGGCGATTTCGTCCAACTGCCACAACGTCCGCCAGTGCTCCGCCATGCGTGCGATGATCCCGGCATGACTGCCCACACGCTCCGGCCCGACGGTGTCAGCGTGTCCTGCTTGCCGCAGAATCAGGCGGTTAATCTTCCTGCCGTGATCTTTGCCAGATCCGGACAACGCCAACCCAATCACATACAGATTCGTGCGGGTGCGAACGCGGTCGATCACCTTGCCCGCCGTCAGTGTGGACATCAACGCCAGTGCTGCCGCCAGTGCCAGTTCTGGCAACGGATAGTGTGCCGTTGCCAGATTGTGCCGGACAACGTCGCCAATCAATCCAGGCACCTCCAGTAACTCGGGCGGGAGTGCTGATTCCGGATCGACTTTCCGCGGCTCTTTTGAAGGCTTCGGCGCAACAAACGCGGACAGATCCAACCCAGACAAATCAACCCGCTCAGCAGGCAGCTTGTCGGCTCGTGGTTTGCCGTTCGTGCGTGCGCTCGCAATCGCTCGCTGCAGTTCGTCGTCAGGCAATGGCGATGCGTTGCGACTGTTCCACACGGCCATCAATTCGCCAACCTGATCCGGTGCCAACCGTTGCCCGCCGCCATCGGTGAAGGCCCAAAGATTGCCCGCCACCCGGAAGGCTTTGTTGTTTCGTTCACCCTCGCTGGCAGGCTCGACGGACTGCATCCACGCTGACGCTCGCTGCATCAATGCGTCCGGATGTACCGTTGCCGGTTGCTGCGCCTTTTTGCTGGTTGCTGCAGGCTTTTGCGGCTTGGGTTCCGGTGCCTTGTGGCTTAGGTATTCCGCACACAACCAATCAATGACGGCCTGCCCGTCTTTGATTTCGTCGCACCCCGCGTACACCTCGCCTGTAATCGTCCAGAATCGGGAGTGGTCGTAGCATTCAATCTGCTGCTTCCCCTCGCCGATCTTGTGCGTGCAACGTGCTCCGTCCGGCTTGCGTGCCCTCGTGATAAATTTGATCCCCAGCCCGCTGGGGCTGACTTCGCTGTAGCTGACCTCGGACAGCTTCGCCACCAGCTCCCACGCCCACGGCTTCAGACTGCCGTTGTCCTCCAGACAGCCATCCAAATCAACGCCGCAATACGGTTCCTCCAGAAACGTCGCGATGCGGTCGAAGTGCTCGACGCTTTCGAACTCTGCCCATGTGCTCGGGTCATTTGACTTCGCCGCTGTGCCGGTTGCCTGTGTGGGCATTTTCGTGCCCTTCACCAGCTTCCAGCAACACCACCTTTTCAGGGCGGTCAACTCCGTCGGTACTCGCCTGTAATGATCCATCTCCAACGCTCCAAAGAAAAACCCACTACAGACGAGATGCGACCTCGCCTGTAGTGGGTTAAGTCCGGCACCGCTGCCGGGTGAATCAATTGGGTGGCAGTGTCGCATACCGCCACGCGCATCCTACCACGCGCATCCGTGCGAGTCGATCACTATTCCTCAATCAACCTGCCTGCAATCTGTGGAAAAAATTCCAGCACTGAAACAGCCAATATGCTGGTGTGGTCCGGATGATCTGCCAGCACCTCCAGCACTGGACGCAACCACGCCTGCAGCCGGTCCACTAACTGCGCCTGTGCCTCCGGTGCTTTGCTGTGCTCGATCGCTCCGGCAAGCTGGTTTCGGTACCGGTCGCGTTCCCGCGTCAACGTCGTCACCTGCCCTTTCAACTGCTCGACCTTGCCCGCTTCATCCGCGACCTGCCGCCGCGACATCTCCGCACACTCACGCGCAAAACCAAGTTTGCGTGCGTGCTCGTCGCGTTCGGTCGTCAACGTCTGGACCTGCTCCCGCAGCTGCTGCAGCTCGGCGTTGACCTGCTGGCCGCCTCGTTCGGCTTCAGCCAGCAACACCTCACACTCCGCCAGCCGTCGCCGCAGATCCTCCATCGTTTCCGGCTCGCTGTCACTCGGCTGCTGTGGCTCGATGCGTCGGCTGTTCTGCAATAACCGCCACACATTGCCGCTCGGGTCGTCTGCCTGCTGTGTTTGTTCGCTCACTTGCTGTTCTCCCTTTGAATCTGTGGCTCTGCTGCCGCCATGTTTTTTGCCATCTCCCAAATTGCCGCCGGGGTGTAGCACCCGATCTTTGCCGAAATCGCCACCGCAAACCGCCGTGTCAGTTCCTGCCGGTCCTCCTGCTCTGGCGTAATACTCGCGTCCGACCACTCGCCGCAGAAATTTTGGTCGTCCGTGTATGGGCGTTGTCCATTAAGATCAATAGGGGGATGTCTTTTGCATGTGCCATGACCTTTTTCCAAATGATTCCACCACCTGCAATGCATGCACCATCGCTCTGTCATCGTCTCACCCTCCAAATGCAAACCGCATAAAACCGGACGGCAGCCCACATAGCCCACCGTCGCCACCTGCTCACACCAGCCCGCCTCAGCATCATCAGAAACACAGCATCGGCAACCATGCGATCCTCCGGTGTCTCGCTGCCCTCACAGATCCTATCGTGCCAGTATGACGCATTTCGCACGTCTGACGCCAACGGATGTCCCATTATGGACCATGCCCACCGCGGAATGCTGGCACCGTCCCAACTGTTGCCGGGTGTTTCACTTCGCCATATGTGCACATTGCCCGGCAGCATATCACGCGCGATGTACTCGGTGAGAAACGTCAACCGCTCACCCTCTAAACACACTGGAAAGCCTGTCACGTCATCCTCCTAAAACGGACAATCTTCACCAAACTCATTCACCGGCGTCGTCAGTTCTCGAATCATCGTCGGCTTATCTTCCGTGAACTCCGCCTGCACAATCCTGTCCCATTGGCCCTCTTTCTTTACCAGCAACCGCGACGGCTTCCGCGCTGCCCCGTGATTCAGTGCCGTGATTGCCTCCGCCACGCTCGCGGGAAACGGGAACACGCTGCGTGCATCCCACCACGCAAACGCCTTCTGCAGCGCGAATCCTTCGTGCTCGAAACAGACCCACTCACGCACCACAATCCAGCCCAGATTGCCCGCAGGCATTGTGTCGTCGCTGACATAGTACGACACGCACAGCGTCGGCGGTTTGCCGGGTGTGTTCTTCTTTGCGTGCAAGTGCCAATTCACTTCTTGCACGTCGTACCATTGCGGCTCCGGTGCTCCCACGATAGATGAAGTCGTGTCAATCTCGTTACCATGCCGCGGTCCCTGATCCATCTGCCGAACGAATATGTGCCCGCATTCGGAACACTTGACGGCGGAAAGATACACCTCGTTTTTGCACTTCGGACAGACCTTTGATGGTGCCTCGCTGCCGTCTGAATTGCGGGGTTTGCTGATCCCGTAATCATCCGCATCCAACGCTCCATGCCGCTGCAGGTTGCCGCCGAAATCCAGAATGAGACAATCCGTTTTGCCCTCGGCAATCCGAAGGCCACGCCCGACAATTTGAGCGAACAGCCCCGGACTCATGGTAGCCCGCAGGACGGCCACGGCGTCAATCCCTGGCGCATCGAATCCCGTTGTCAGCACGTCCACATTCACGCACCACCTAAGTGTGCCGTTCCTGAAGTCGCTCAACACCCGCTGACGCTCCATTGCGTGAGTCTCGCCAGTCACCAATCCGACTTCCTGCCCGGTCAGATCCCGGAGTGCGAGTACCACCTGTTCGGCATGACTGACACCAGCGCAGAACACCAGAATGGATTTGCGGTGCTCGCAGGCAATCGTCAGCTCGCAAACGGCTGCGTGAATGATCTTATCGCCCGTAAACGCGGCTTCCATCTCGGCTGCCACGAACTCACCGCCGCGCACCTTCACGCCTTTCAAATCCGCCTGACTGTCTGCCGGATTGTTCGTGAGTTTGGAAAGAAATCCGGCCTCAATCAACGCCCCGGTTTTGGCCTCATAACAAACGCCCGAAAACAACTTGCCCTCACCCGCCAGACTGCCCTCACCCGTGCGGTATGGTGTCGCGGTCAACCCGACGCAAAACAGCCTGCGGTTGTGCTGCTGCAGTCCGTCGAGAAACTGCCGATACATGCTCCCGCCGTCGTCGCTGATTAGGTGCGCTTCGTCAATCACCACCAGACCACGTTTGCCGAACTCCGCCGCGTCCCGATAGACGCTCTGAATCCCTGCACAAATCACCGGGCTGTCAATGTCCCGCTCATTCAGCCCAGCGGAATTGATCCCCACACGCAACCCCGTCAGACGCTGGATCTTGTCGGCGTTCTGCTGCAGCAACTCTTTGCGGTGTGCGACTACCAGCACGCGCTGCCCCCACTCGACTGCCTGCCGGATCAGCAACGCAATCACGATGCTTTTGCCTGCCCCTGTCGGCAACACGATCAGCGGATTTCCTCGCCCGTCTGAAATGAATTGCCATGCGGCTGTGTTCGCTTCTGCTTGGTACCATCTCGCTTCCACCTGTCATTCCCCCTGTTGCTCAACGATGCGTCGTCCAATCCACTCAGCCACCTGTGGGACTACGGCGTTTCCGAGTCCTCGCAATCGGTCCACCCTGGAGGGAATCCCATCAGATATTCCACCACTGTGACCGGCGGGTACACCAGATTCCACAACTGCCGAAAGTAGTCGCGTAAATTGTTCATTGGACCACGTTTCAGTCGTTTTTGCGACCTTCCCGCGCCTTTGCCGTCGCAGGCGTTTGGCGTCGGTGTGGTAGGCTGTGATAAACATTCTCTCGCGTAGGTGATGGTTGCCAAACTGCGCCGCGAATATGCAATCCCATTCTGCATCATACCCGATCGCGGCCAACGTCCCGAGAACTCTGTCCAGCCCCCGAGTAAGCAGCGCTGCCACGTTCTCCAGCACCACGACTCTGGGCTGCAATTCTCGAACCACCCGAACGGCTTCGAAGAACAGCCCGCTCCGTTTGCCCTCAAGTCCTGCCCCGAGTCCGGCGTAGGAAATATCCTGACACGGGAACCCGCCGCAGACAACATCGACGGGCTGCAGGTTGTGTGCGCCACACTGCCGGATGTCTCGTTCTCTGTGGACTGCTGGCCAATGTTTTGCGAGCACTCTGTGGGCGTAGTCGTCAATTCCCCCCTCCCATTTGCAGACCATGCCGGCCCGCTCAAAACCCAGATCAACCCCGCCAATACCGGCAAACAGGCTCCCAAATGTCAGCGGCTTCGCGTCGTCCACTTACCACCCCTCCCGCAAAACACCCGGCAGCGTTGACCGCTGCCGGGTCTCGAACGCCTCAACACAGAACCATCAGCCGAACGGATTTGCAGGACCTGCAGACGGTGCCGCGTAGTTTTTCTGCATCGGTGGCTGATCGGTCCAACGCTCGGGCGAGTAGCCTTTGACCTGTGCCTTCATTTCGCCATCGTGCTCGCGATGAACCACTGTCACCGTCAGCCGTCGATTGTGCAGCTGCTGACTGTCCGTAATTTTTGGCAACCCAAACGCGTCCATGATCGCCTTCAGCCGCTGCAGTGCAATCGTGCCAGCCGTCCCTGCATGACGGATGCACAAATTGTCCCACAACTTTGCGCCGCTGAACTGGGGATGTACCTGCACTTCCAACGTCAACTCCAGCATGTCCCCATTGCCCGGCTTCGGGTTTTTGGGCGCCTTCATTTTGCTGTCAACAATCACCGCCTGATAGTCGCCTTCAGGCAACAGCCGTCGCACAGGCTGCGCCTGCACGTTGTTCATGTCCAGATCACTGAGATTCGCCATGACTCATCACCCTTTAACTTCTGCTGACACACCTGCAAAATACTGGGAATACGCTGCCCAGTGAAACTCGATTTCCCCCGGCATGTTCAACCTGTTTTTCGCCAGTGCTGCCGGAGTCTCCACGCACCGCAAATAACGCTCACTTGCACCGCTCGCAATCGTCCGCTCGCGGCTGAACCCCTGATCCTCCTTGCGGGTGTAAACGCGGTACGAAGCAAACAGAACCTCATCGCACCATTCTTGAATCAGTGCCGATGCGGTCTCGTGCAACGCGGGCTGGTATCGGTCGTATGAATCGGCTGTCGGGTCCTGGTGCTTACGGATTGCGGTGTGTGCCAGCAGGATCACACCGACACCCTGCGTTCTCCGCATGATGTCCAGGCCGTCCAGCAGCGAATCCCACAACGCCATCGCCGACTTGTAGCCCGCACCATACGGGATCTCCGAAATGTGCTTTTTGTTTGCACGCTCGGCAACGTCAGCATGGATCAGGCTTTCCAGCCAATCCAGCGTATCAATGGCAACCCACTTGAATCCGTGGTCCGGATTCGCGAACAGCCACGACAACGCGCCCTTCACGTCTGCATACGTCCGCAGGTGCTCTGTCTTTGCTGTGTCGATGTCATTCAGCCCGTCCTCCAGATTCAGAAACAACACGTCCGGTGCCTGCGCCGCCCAGCTGCTCTTGCCGATCCCATGTGTGCCGTAAAGCATCACACGTCTCGGCACCACCGTTTTACCCCTCGTGATTTTCACTATTGCATCTCCTGTTCATCACCCATCAAACGTGATTCGCCGACCGTCGGCCAATCAATCGGATCACTACTCAAACGCTCGCGGTAGTCCGGATGAATTCGCCGCGGGATACCCCACGGCATTTCCCCAGGATCCCATCGGCCATGCGGCCCATCGCGTCCGTATTCCCTCGCTTCGCGTTCTCGTGCACCGTCCTCGACGGCCCCGAAGAATGACGCAAAAATGTTCTCGCTCATTCTGCCCTCGTGACTGTGAATCGTCGCGTGTTTTCCTGTGGCGTGATCACCTCAATCACCGTCCAGCGGTATCCCGTCAACGCCAGCATTTTGCGCACCGTCAAATCTGCCCGATATCTTGTAGGCAATTGATACGATTCACCGACCGCCAGCCACCGCAGCTTTGCGGCCATCCGTTCATCGCCGACCATATGCATCCTCCTTCAACTCTGACCGCAGGATGTGCGCGTCTCGTGGTGCCACGATTGCCAGTCGCGACTTGTCGTTGCGGATCTCAACCAGCGTAATCTGCACCTGCACTCCGTTGCAGTCAATCACGAACGATTGCTGTGGCTTGCGGCTGATCACCAACCGGCTGCATCCCTCCGGCTTTTCCGGCAACAAGTGCTCCGGCGTCGGTTCCTCGATTGCCGGTGCATCATGCGGAAGTGCTGCGACCTGTGGTAGTTTGCGTTTCATGTGTCCTCTTTCTATCAAACAACGTAATGGCCCGGTGTAGTCCAGTCGTACTCAGCACCTTCAGTTTCACGTTCAACTCGAATGCCCGTCCTGCCTGATTCCGCCCACCGCTTAGACATATAAATTGCTGCCACCTGCCGATCATCCTGCCACACTTTGCAGTCTGTCAGCGCATCGCAAACAGCCTTCAGGACGTTGTCCAGATCCGGTTTGCCGGTATGTTTCACCCCTTTCAATTGGTTGCGTTTTTTGTCGCTCCACGACTTCGGCATTTCAAACTGCAAATACACTGACAAATGCACCGCACCTGTGATTGTTGGCCATTCGCCAACTGCACCAGTAAACGCCGCTCGAATCGCCGCCTTGTATCCGTGAACCGGATGTTTGCTCGGCAGATACAGCATACTGCGTTTGCCGATCGTCCTAACTCTGTGCCGTGGCTGTGCCACTGGATCGCCGGGCACCTCAAAATACAACTCAGTGCTCAAAATCCGTCCTCCCGCTCTGCGTGTCCCTCAGATAGTGCGACCGTGGAACGCTCCACGGCGTCGGCTGTTCTCGCATGTCCCGCTGTCGCCGAACTTCCTCTGGCCACTCCCGTTGAATCTCTTCGCACCGCTGCCGGATCTGCTCCGGCGTCGGGTCTGCTCCCCGTGGTCTCTGCGGATCAGGATTCACCGCGTTTGCCGGTGCCCAGACCTGACTGCCATTCCGCAAATCCACGACATACACCACTGCGCCCTGTTCGCCCTCAATCACTCGGACCACCTTGCCCGCTTGCCACATGCCCTGACCCTCGGCCACCAACACCCGCTCACCCAAACGCCTCAATCGGTTTGATTTCTTTGGCACGTCCTTTGCCTCCTGTCGTAAAATGGAAAACCACCGGCGAATCATTCGCCACGGGGATCAGCCGCCAGCGGACCTCAAGACTGCTGCGGTGGTTGTTGTTGTCATCGTGTCAACTTGTGTGCTCGACAACCCTTGTTCAGACGCTCAATCACAGCATCTGCCGCCTTGTGTGGCTGGTGACTTCCGTGAATCTCGCGGCACCTGTCGATTTCCTTTTTGACGGCGTGATAGCCGACTTTATTCAATCGCTCCTCCAGCAGCTCCATCTGCTGCATCCCTTGCTTTTCGGTCTGTGTCACCAACACCCAGACCACCTGCAGAACGTCCGCATGTGCTGGGCTGTCGCCGCCACGGCACAGTGACGCCAGAATCCGCAGCGTTGCGTATGTGCGCGACTGATTGATTTCGGCCATCTTTCGCAGTTCCGCCAAGCATTTAATCTGCATGGCTGCGTGCAATGTCTTGACGCGTTTGAACCCGAATGCATTCAGCGTTTCATCAACCCACACCGCAACCGCGTCACCGGCAATCAACTGGGCTTCGTATTTGACCAATGCCGAGACCGGTTTGCGTGCGGTGTTCAGCCCGACGAATGCCCCGGCTTCATCAGCCAACTGCAGCTCAGTAAACACCATACACGGAACCAAAGAAACGTCATCGCGTTTCATCGCCGCCAATGCCCGGTGTTGTCCGTCGATCACAACATGCCGATCATCCTCCCGGAGCGAAACTACCAGACACCCAAACTTTCGCCAACTGAACTCAGCAGCAATCCGCAGCACTTTTTGCTTTGCTTCTGGTCGCTGGTAAGTGTGATCGACTTCCAGCTTTGTTTTGTCAATCCAGATGCAACAGCCTTCGTCGTCCAGTGGCGTCCAGCCGTAGCGATTGTTTTTGTCCATCGTCGTTCCCCTCATTCAAAAGTTATCACTCATGCCGAAAAATCGCCCGCGCTCGCGGGCAGTAGTAAAACGTCAACTTGCCCGGCGCACCCTGCCGCACGATCTCGCTGCCGAGTGCCTGCAGGTCCCGCAGATCCCGCAACAGCATCCGTGCCCCGGTGTACTGCAGGATCTCAATACACTCGTTTTTCGTGCGTTTGGCGGTGCACAGGAACAGTTCCAGACGGCGGAGTCTGATCAGGATTTGAAGGCGGTTTGGGTGTGTCACCGTGACGCCTCCAGAAACGTTTTGATTGCCGCCAGATACGCCTGCTGTGCTCCACGCTGCTCCGCTCGCAGTGTTGCTGTCGCTTTGTCGTGCTCGGCCTGCCGCGCCCGCAGTTGCCGGTGTGACTCCGCGGCATATCCCCGCAGTTCAGTCTGCAGTCGCTCAATCTCGGCTGTCTGGCTGATGATCGTGGCGTTTGCCGTTTTCAGTTTCTCGTCCAACTCATAAATCATCCGCCCCGGATCGTCACTCACGCCGCCTGCAACCGCTGTCGTGCTCTCCGTCTCCGCTGGACGGCTGACGGGTGCACGTTGCGAGCTGTACGGAAACGGCCCGATGTACTCCACCAAATCCACGACTGACCCGCCCTCCGCAAATGTCACTGTGCCGTCGTCGAAATAGTGTATGATGCCGTCAGTCCATCGCTGCCCGCCCTCGCGTCGATCGCAGGGTATGACCGCCACCTATCGACCGCATTTCTGACGCCACACTCCCTCACATGCTTGTACACTCACAGCCCCCGCCCTCCGTTATCGCCTCGCACCCGTCGCACGTTCTGCTTTGGTCGACCACCGACCACCAGCCGCGCGAACAAATCCAGCCCTGCCACAATCAGAATCAGCCCAGCCACGCCTGCAAAACACCCGACCGCAAATCCGAATTGCACGTCATGGTTCCACAACGCCTGCCATTTCTCAGCGTTCGTCACAGTCCGTCCTCCATCTGAATTGCCACAAGGATTGCCACGATTGCCGCCACAATTGCCGCTACGATGTCCTGCATGTCACTTGCCCTCCCGCAATCGCACGCACCCCAGAACGTCGTCAGCCTGCGTGTATCGCTCATCGTCTGCCTGTGCCAAATCGCCTGTCAACACGCCCAGCATCCCGACAATCGGATACCAGCCCTCACATGCGGGGCAGGTTGCTGCCAGATCGACGTTCATGTACTCGCCCCGATGCTCGCCTACCCATGCCTGCAGGGCGTCGCGGTCCGTCCACTCCTCACTGATCACCTCGACCATCGGCTCCGTCTCGTGCTGCTTGCACTCCACCGCCCAGCGGTCTGCCTGCGCCCGAATTGGCGTCCATGGACTAATGATCTCACGACTGCCGATATTTCGCACCGCATAGCACTTCGTCATCGCTCGTTCCCTCAATCAAACAACCGTAGAGAAGAATCCCCGCCGCACTGTGCAGCGGGGGAAGGTGTCAGGATCTCATGCCCTTGCGTTGCAAGAGTAGCACTCTCGCCATGTCGGACTCGTTCGGCTCTTGCCGGGCTTCTCGCCCAGCACGTCAGCCAGAACCGCAAGGATTGCAGCGGCCTTACGAAAGTTTCCGGCTGCCTTAGCTTCGTTTGCAGCGTCTCGCAGTTCTGTCGTGCTCATCGTTCGTTCCCTCAATCTCGTGTCGTTGTCCCGCGTGTCACACTTCGTGACTCGCATGGTGGGATATTACACCTATCGACACAACGCGTCAACCCCCTGCACAAAGATTTTCAGAAAATAATTCTGGAATCAGAACAGCACCCCCTGCCGCAGTCGTTCGGCTGCAATCTCACAATACTCCGGATTGATCTCAATC